TTAAGGTCGTAACGGATTACCGATCTCATTTAAATACCTTTCTCCAAAAATATAAGAGGCGTAGTCAGTTAAATGCCCGACATCACGATAGACAGATATAGAATCGACATGGCTGATACAGGAATTGTTTTTGCACTGTATTTTCTTCGGATCAATAATTATCAAAGAAGGATATTCTTCTTTAAGCATGCCAAAAAGCGATGTCAGATACTGACTTTCTTGTGTCTGGCTGCGTCGGGTATCACAGGCTGTTTCTGAGAATGTCTTTCTAAGAATAGCTTCACGCTGTCGGCACTCCTGATAGCCCTTTGGCATGGGATATATTGTTTTAATGATGACAGGCCTTGCCCCGGATTCAATAATCTTTGAAATCGCAAGTTTTGCGGCACGGGCCATTCGTTCTTTTGTTAAAGCATCAGAACGGGCATCATCTTTTTTAGTAATAAGATGCGGACCACGCGAATAATTCTGCCAGACTTCACCAATAATAACATAATCAAATTTATTATTTTTTATGATGTTGTAATACTCGGCCGTTTTGCTGTGGCAATATTCATAATTTTTATTCTTATATATCCACCAGTCATATTGCCATATTCCCGGCAGGGTCAGGCATGACGAAACACTCAGTGCATTAATTTTTATTCTGGCATCTTTCCCCAGTACATCGAAAAATCCCCAGAAATGATTGGAATTCGAGTCACCAATCACAAGCGCAGATTTATTACCTCCCCGGTCGCCAAGAACACAGGTTTCCAGTGAATGATTCGTATCGATACATTTTTTTCTGGTAACGGCCTTGCTTTCATAGTGCTGGATGGTTTTGAACTGATGTGAATATACAGAACCAAGACGTTCAGGAAAACCCTGTTGTTTTACTGCAACTGAATACAGGATACTGTAAAAAATTGCAGGTAAAGCTAAAAGCAGTGTCACAGTGAGTTTCAGACTATACCTGAATTTCCTCATTGGTTGTTCAATAAGATAATAACCAATCAGCGACAGTGTGATAATACTGCCGCAAATGTACATGAGGTTCAGGCCGGTTAACTGGATGTTGACATAGCGACAGTATGCAAGAACCGGCCAGTGCCATAAATAAAGTGAATAGGATAGTTTACCAGTGAATGAAAAAGGTTTTAAAGATAATAATCTACTGATGAAGTTACTTTCTTGTTTTCCGGAGTAGATTAAAACGCATGTACAGGCCACGACTATTAATGCATTGACATTTGGGTAAATATCAATCACATGCTCTTTTGTCGAAATATAAATAATTCCGATAATCGCCAGGGTGTTTAAAACTGTTGAAATACCCTTGTTAATATATTCCTTTCGACAGGTCAGTAAATATGTTGTACCGCCCGCACAGAATTCAAATACTCTTGTGCTCAGGAAATAATAAGACTGCCCCGGTTCATTTTTCGCTATAAACAATGCTAATGCTGCGGCTACAACGGTAATGACAGACCATAATACTAAAATACAATTATCACTGAGGTTAACATTTTTAGTTGCCGGGATTCTTTTTTTAAGAGAAATGGTTATCGCGATGAACAAAGGAAGGAATATATACCATTGCCATTCAACGGCAAGAGACCATGTATGTAACAACGGAAATATATCACTTTCGGGTGTTGCATATGCTACTGACTGACGCGAGAAATACTGATTGGCAATTAACAAGGTATTATATTTTGCGCTTTTAAGGTAATCCAGGTAATCCGGAGAAACAAAAAGAACACTTGAGGCAAGTAACGTCACAATGCTAACAAATATTAATGCAGGCTGTATGCGCCAGAGTCGACGAACAAAGAAATCAGAGTAACTGAACGTACCTTCTCTGAGTGATGATAGAATAATGCCAGTTATTGGTGACTCTCTATAAAACATAACACAATGAAATAAAAGGAATTATTTCAAATCACGTCCACATATTGACCACATCAACGACAAAAGCCCCGATCTCAGGGGCTTTTTTTGTTTGCATAATTGTTAACACCCCCACTCCCATATTTAAGTCGGCCATCGGAAAACCGTCACAACCATCACACCCTATAAAAACAGTCGATATCACTTTGAATTAATTACATAAAAGTTGTGACGGTAAAACCATCACAAAACGTAACATAAAACGTCACACCCAATAAATTCAGTAAGTTATGAAACAGATATGTGATGTTTTTAAACCGTCACACTGTGATGCTCTTGTGATGGTTTTGTGATGGTTTCCTATATGCCAATTTATTATTATATATCATTAACATATATAACTTTTTAAAACCTTGTGACGTTTGTGACGGTTTTCCGATGCCCCCCCTCAAATTTTGAAAACTTCAGGACTGGCTAAAAATCACCCTTATTTGTTGGTAATTATGTTGGTATGAATGTTAGTGATGTGTATCTGTGTAAACAGGAGATAGAACGGTGGGTGGAGACAGAAATGTTAAAGGCCACCGGGGGTGAGCCGGTGGCCTTAGTTACGTTTCCTGACTGCTTACGGTAAGCAGGCCAGAATCAGCTCAATCAAGGCGACCAGCGCCTTTAGAGCGATGACAGCGATTTGTAAAAATCCCTTCACCACGTTGCTCCTGTAGAGGAGCGCGATACCACTGCTAAAGCCTTCACACTGCCTGGTTCGCAGGGGCACATTGTTAGTGGATGTGTACGCGCTCCGGTTGAGGCTCTGAACCGACACCACTCGTAATTCAGCCAGGGCTTGAACACATTGTCACATGCCCGCGACGTGTCGGAACGCGCTACCACTAACGACACGGATTATAGGGAGACAGGAAAGAAATTCAAAGGATTAAGTCAGAGAGGGCAGAAATGAAAAAACCCAACTGGTGAGGTTGGGTTCTTTCATTTCGTACTGATTGGTTGTGGAGCCTCAACCGAAGCGCGTACACATCCACTAACAGGGACAAGTGTACTCACTGGGAACGGATGTTGCAAACTTCATTAGCCTATATAAGCCTCAGCAGGCATCTACAAGCCCCATATCATTCTGTGAAACGGATTTCAGTTCTGCACTTAACCTCTGCTTTGCTCCAGACCGCGCCAGTCAAGGGTTTGCTACACGTCTCCATGTACGTGATCCTGCGGTGACTGTTACGTAAAAAATCACGTAATCACACCTCACCCCGCATGGCGCAAGGCTTTACCTTCTTCCGCGAACTGTCAGCAATCGCCAAAAAACTGAAATCTTTGAAATCTGTTTCACACATTTCAGTCAGCGATCGGCCGTCAAAGCCCCAGTGCTGGCGCGGTCTGGCGGGATGTTTTGTACCCCCGGAAAAACTGAAATCATTTTCAACACGAAAACCGCAGGCGGGTGCGGTGTAGCGCCGTTTTCGTCACTTCCGCCGTTATTTCGTCGCGTCAGGATGCATCAGCGCCTTGCTGTGCTTCTGAAGTTAATTAAGTTGGGATGAACGGGGACATATAATAGCGGCGCTAAGAATGCGTCTGGTAAGGTCTGGGACGGGTACAAAAAAGCCCGCATTAGCGGGCTTGTTCAATTCTTCTATCAATGATTTGCCTTAACTCGTCGCGGATAAATTGCTTAAACTCTCTCAGCTGAAATTCCGTTCTAATATGAAATGATTCCTGCCTGAAATGCCAGTCAATGCCATCATGCAAGATGAAATCCCACTGCACATGTCCAGCTCCAGTATGGTGAACATGCTGCTTTTTGAATAGCTTGTGGTCATCATCAGCATTAAGCGGCGCCATAGCGAGCAACTCGTTTTCGTGTGTGAAAACCAAGTCTTGCATATCCATCTCCCATTAACTTAATCCAGTCAGTATACACAAAGCCCGCATTATGCGCGGGCTGATGGGATGGTCAGGCGATTATTTTCTGGTACTTACTTCGGGTCTGTCCGGCCTTCTCCGCCGTCTGTGTGAATGCGCCGGCATTGGTTGGCGTACCAACACTGGGGTGCGAATGGCTGGCACACTGCTGCGCCAGCTCGGCCAGTAAATCAATGGTGTCCAGCATCATGGTCAGCGTGTTGACGCTCTCACTGCCAATATGGACGGTTGGCCCCATAATCTGCTGACCGCCCGATGCCACAGATTTGCGTAATGCAGCAATCTTTTCAGTCAGGGTTCCCCCCACATCAACATCCACGGCACCGGCCACTTTCGTGGATTGTTTGCCGGTAATATCGGTTTCGTCATTCCCCCCAATACTGGCCAGCCTGTTGCCCTTCACCGCCTGGCTAAAATCGCCGGCACTGATCTGCTGGATGGCTCCGGCCATCAGAGTGGCGGTACCCAGTACCGTGGTCTTATCGGTGGCTTTGACCGTGGTTTCACGGCTGACCAGTTCGCGCCGTTCCGTATCGGCTTTGACCGTACGCGCCATCGATGTTTCGCTGATGGTCTGATCGGTCTGCCTCACCCAGTCGCCAGCCTGGGTAACACGCTGCGACACCTCCGCCCGCTGTTGTTGCAGCTGCTCGCCGGGTTTAACATCCGGCAGGCTGGTACCATCCGGCAGCGTCTGTCTGATAAATGGCTTATCCGGGCGACCTCCGGTAAACGCAACTTCAACCAGCGTCCCTTCAGGCGGGAACTGGAACATGCCCGAATCATTACCGGCCATAGGAACCGGCAGCGGCACAGCAGAATAAACCGGCGTCTTGTTGTCCGGGTTTCCGTCTGCGTCAAGCAGTTGCACATCCACGGCATAGCGCGGACGGAACGGATCTGAAAAATTCCCGCTTTTAACAGCTTCTGTCGGTGCAATGACGCGGGCGAACTTTGGCAAATGCAACCCGGACGCCAGCTCCGGGAAATGGCTTTCAATCTGCCGCTGTACTGGCGATTTCTGCAATGGCTGGCCTGTTGCCCGGTTACGCGGCGTCCAGGTAACGGCCATCGTGTCATTAGTCAGGTGAACCTTTGTTACACGCTCGCCGTTCATTTCAACCCCCGGCCGCAGGCTCTGGACAACCGGTAATGTCATGGTATTGCCGCCAGCAGCCCCCTGGCTGAATTCGGCCGGAATATCCACCGGCTTGCCGGCAAAGAGTGACTTTTCCGCGCCTCCCACATACAGCCCGCCATCAGGCAACTGGTACCAGATGTAATCCGTGATACCAAAGGCTTTACCCAGATTATTCAGCAGCTGATACCCGCTACCGCTGTGGGTAAAGTGGGGGATCGGTTTATCTGCGTAATCGGCATCGGGTACCGTCACCGTAAGACCGCTGTTCTCTTCCAGCCAGCCGGCGACGCTACGCAGCGTCGGGTGCTGAAGTGAACATGGCCACAGACGTTCAAACACGCCAACCAGCTCACGAACAAAAAGCCGCTGAAAGCCGTTATCTGCCGGCTGTGATCGTTCCACATACCCCGTAAACCACCGCAAAAGAAGGTCGGTATACCCGACATCAATACGTACCAGCTTGCCGGTATAGTCCTGGTCAGTTTCGGCCGTAATAAACCCCCGGCCGCAGCTGTTCAGTTCCAGCACCAAGCTGGCATCAGCAAGATGTACCTCATCAGTTGACAGGTACAGGCGTTTTATCGGTTTCATCCTTACCCCAGCGCATCGTTGACGGGTTTCAGGACTTTGCGCTCAAACCACGTCATTTTCTCATCATCTTCATCAGCAGACTGGCCAGTGCTGCCGGAAGCGCCTCCCTGCTTTTTCGCCGTTGATTTACTGCTCGCCCTCGCCTCGCGCTTTTCCTGGACGCTGATATGCTCGGTCAGCGTAAATGTCACCAGCCATGACATTTTCCCGTCCATCTGGGGAGCATCGAGCGTGCCGGTGAAGGTGGCTTCACGAAAATTGACGGCACGCGCCTGCTCATGTGCGACGCGATACTTCTGGCGTTGGCCGCTGGCATCAGTGGCGCTGGCCAGCTCAAAGATGCGGCGCAATATCTCTTTATTTTTGAAAGGAACCTCGCCGGATACGCGCAGCTCTTTACCCTTCATGCCCTGCTCGGACTTCGTTGTAGAGCTGGTCTGCCCGGACTGGTCTTTGTCCTGAAACTGCTGCGTTATCGTTACGCGCATGTTTTTCAGCTGGATCGCCTCTCCGTTAAGCGCCAGCGTCGGGTTCGAGGTCATGTATCATTCCTTTTATGCCGTCGAGGTTGTCACCAGTCAGCATCATCGCAGCAGTGTAGATCGCTGATTGCAACGGAATGCCTTTTACCAGATCCAGAAGAGTGGTGGATAAATCGCCACTGGCGGTAAATACCCACACCCTTGCGCTTTTTCCCTGCAACTCGGCCAGACCGTTGGCGATATCACTCAGCAGGCCATCGCGCAGGTGGGCAAAATCATCCAGTTGTTTCTGAAGCGCCCCGATATCCACTACCGCAGCCGCTTCTTCCTGCGCTTTTTTGATTGCCGCTGCCGCGAGCGCTGCCCTGTTGGTCGGTACTGACAGAGGAAGCGCATCAGCCAGTCCGGTACTGTATTTTGCCGGGATTTGCATCTTTTCCATCGCCAGTTCTGCGGCTGAAAGCGCCAGTCGTTTTACCTGGGTAAACGCTGGCGCCGGAAAAACATCAACCAGCTGGTTAAGGCTGTTCATAAAGCTGTCATGCGTCTGGCCGGCAACCATCATAATGACCACATCAGCGTTTCCGCCTGTACCCGCCAACTTTTCAGCCAGATAAGAAATGGCGTTGACCGGGCTAAGATATGCGCCATTTTCGGTCTGTTGCCCCAGTCCATATACCCACGGATGCGCCGGAACAATGGAGCAATTCAGCGCAGCAACCGAATCATCAAATGCCAGACGCGCTTCACGCCACATCGGGGATCGTCTCCCATTTTGGATCTGCCGGGTCAACTCGATTTGTCATCACACTGTATCGCTCCCATGCCTCAAGCAAGGCGATCTCTTTATCTGTCGCAATACCCAGTTTTACTGCCCGGGATAATGGCGCTATTGCAGCATCAGCCATAGCAAGCAATTCAGCTTTCTTTGCCTCTGCCTGTCCGATTAGCTCATTTTGCGAATACTGGCGCTGCTGGATTTTTCCATCTTTAAATACCCATTCCCCTGAAATATCCGCCATTTTATTTTTTGCCGTGGCTTTAACTTCCACGATGCTAAAATCTCGCGGATAAATAGCTGTCACATCATTGCTGATACAACGAATAATTCCCGCCTCATCATATGCCACTTTCAATGTATCTGGAAGAAAAGCGGCTTGTGATTCGTACCAGTCCCGACCATCGTCAGAGATAAAAAACTCTGCTCCATGCTCATCCATTAAGAACAAATTATATGCGTCGTCTGGAGTGTATTTTTTAAATTTTTAAGATGCTGCATTTTATTCCCCTGATTACGTAGCTACATTTACCCAGGTGCCGTTAATATTCCGCTGGAGATACCTGACAAGCAAAGAACCAACGTTTGAACTTCCACCTACCATAGCGATTGCTGTTGCAAATGCCGCGTCATTCGATGAATATCCGCCGCCGTCACGGAATTCCCTGACTTGCGTTGCGCTTACGCGTATCCCCTGCAAATAGCGTGCATCAGACTGCGATTTCGTATAATACCTGCCATCGCTTTCCGCTTTTGTGTAAGCCTCGCCAGCGGGCGTGTAATTACCTTTAGTCTGGTAACGCGCATCAAAGTTTGTCCAGTCTCCTGGTTGAATCTGAAAGGGTGTGACAATACGGCCATGAACTGTAATTGTTGTTGTATTATTCGAACCACCACCGGAAGCAGTAGAACCTTTCGAAATGTCGAGAATATCAACAGTGAAGATATTAGAGCGAATACTGCTGTTTGCCTTACTACGCGCGTACAGTTCCCAGCGATAATCCAGAGTATCGGTCGCATACGTTCCCGTTAATCCCTCGGCTTTATTTTTATAAGCTGACTCAGGGAAAAAAAGTATTCCGCGATGCAGCCCAAGACCGCCAGTAAGCTGACCGCCTGAAATAGGTAAAGCTCCGATATCTGCGGGCGTAGGTTTATTTGCTGTATTGTAGTCAATAACCCACGCAACATCGGTAGTTGGCCCGATATTCCATTCCTGACGTTTCGCATTTACGCCATGATGACTGTAATAGTGCTGAATCCATGAGTTATCTGTCTTTTCAACAAACACATAGCCATAGCCGTATAAGTAGGCTCCACTCGGATATTTTGGAAAATCAGAAACCGTTGAAGGATTCGGAACCGCAACCTGCCACCATCCAGGCTTATTTGCTGATGCCATTGTCTGGCTATCACGAATAATGCCGTGAACTTCGACGGGAATTGCACCAACATCATTAAACGATAAATCAATATCACCAGATAATGGATAACCATTAATTTTTGTTGTTTTCGGAACTCCACCGATATTTGATAATGACTTTGCCTTATCGTTAATATCAGAAAGATTTTTGTCTTTACGGACAAAATCACTATTTGCCTGCTGTTCTCCCAGGGTGCCTTTTGGCCGCAAATCTGTGATATTCCCGTTGGCGTCAATGCTGGCCAGCGCAAAAACATAATGCTTCACGCCGTTCTGCTCGTAGTCTGACAGGTTAGCAGCTACTGTAACTTTGCCTTGCACAGCCCAGACACTGGTCAGTGCTCCCGTCCAGCATACATCCAGCCAGACTTTGACAGGCTTTGTTGTTACTGTGATGTTCTGATTCGCTGCCAGCACCGCCCGCAGCCCCGCCACATATCCCGCGCCTTTGGTAACAAAAAACTGATTGCCGGTTTTACCGACCAGCCAGCCATCACCGAAGAACCCCGCAGCCCCGTAAATGTCGATATTTTCCAGCCGCTGACGCTCATCAATCCCCGCCATACGAGCTGTGAAGTCAATCTGCCAGGTCTCTGCCGGCGTGTTAATGGCCGTTTCAGTCTGTGCGCCAGTAAACTCCATGAGGAAAGAACGGGTCAGAACGTTGCCCTGCTGCCCTTCTTTCGTCTTCAGCTTCTGCTGTTCAGGGGCATGTACGATCATAGCCAGCGTGCCGGTGGCCTTATTTGTCAGCCCGATCCAGTTGAAGGAGAAATCGCCCACATCCGCACCCAGCACCGCCGAATGCACCACAGCATTTTCATTTACCACCCCTTTACGGGTGACGGGTTCACGATGAACAATCTGCGCGGCCGGTGGCAATGTTTCGCTGCGATCGACAGGTAAATCCGGGTCAAGCCCCGGAACCAGCGCGAAAACAAACTCGTCGAGCAGGACAGGCTCACCCGTTGCAGCCTGCTGCGCTTTCCACTGCTCAAATGCCAGCGTTATCGCCGTCTGTGACATAAAAATTACTCTCCCTGTAAGCTCGCGCTGAATGTTGCGCTGCTGGTTTCGGTGCCGGCAATCCTCGCCGGATAAACAACATATTCACCCTGATCCCATCCTGCCCGGATGGATAAATTTTCGGAGGTGATGACCTCAAACTGATAGCGGCCGGCATGTACGGCCGTATTGTCGGATAATCTGGATCATCAACTCGGTGTTATCCGATATCTGACTGTCGGTTGACGCGAACCAGTATCACGTCCCAGTCAATCCCCGGCTGGCGCTCCATCAGTTCGACGTAGCCAATCCCCAGCCGGTCAAAAATGTTAATAAACCCCTCAACAGAACCAGAGTCGGCTGCATTCACAAAAGCGTAAGCAACACGCCGGCGAAACAGTTTCAGCGGTTCGCCGTTAAAACGGCTGATATCCCTGTCCCAGGCAATAAGATTCAGTATCGACTCATTGCAGGTCAGCGGATCAAACTGGCGCAGCGGCCATGTAATCCAGCTGTAAACGTCCGCCCAGAAGGTCTGCGCCGCTTTCATGAGCTTTTGCGGCTCGCCCTTGTCCATCCAGGACGGCAGCACCATGCTGGCCAGTTTTTTCAGAAAATCATTCATCCTGTAATTCCACCGTCAGCACGTTAAGTCTCGGTACACTCAGTTCACTGGTGATATCTTTCAGTGAAAACTCCAGCGAATCCGCATCCGGGAACGTTTTGTGGATTTCTCGCCCCAGTTGCGAAAATGAAAAGCGCGAGTATGGCCACGTCTTCTTCACGTCATAGTCCGTATTCTCACGAAAGGCACAACGCACAAGGTTTTCAACCCCTTTTTTCAGGCTGTCACGCTGCTCCTGCTCGATATTGCTCAGGTTTTTGACAAAGACCGTGACGGCCAGATCGTGGCGGGTTTCCGGCATGGCGAAACACTGCATATCATCGCCGTGGCCATGATGCCCCTGCGTGTTGATATAGTCGTTGACGGCATCAATAAAAGGGTCGGACGCAACCCCGCTGTCCAGCAGAAGATACGCGTTCGCGGTACCAGGTCCGCGCGGTGCGTCATGCTCAAAGAAAATCCTGTCAATGCTCAGACCGGCCACGCCGGCAATCATCGAGCGGTAAACCGCATCGGTGTGATAGTTGCCGACCAGGTTGAACTGATTGCGGCAGCGTTCGCGCAGTTCGTCGTCGCTCTCCTCGTCAGCTCCCGGAACAGTCAGCCAGTTTTCTTCACTGGCAACGTGGCTGATACCATCCACCGCCACCGGCAAAATACGGTAGTATCCCGGCGCAAGGTTATATGCGCCCCCCGTTCCCGTCGCTTTCACGGCCAGCAATGAACTGGCGGTACCGGAAGGGATCGTCACATCCGCAACGGTGGATAATGCGTAGACTTTCCCGTTGATACGCTCCGTCTGTACTACCGTGCCGGCTTTCACCGTCACCACCTGCTTAACATCCTCTTTGAAGAAACGGATCACCCCCCTCGGCTGCGCTGGCCGGTTTTGGCGTGACGTTCACCGCCCAGGCCAGCAGGCGCAGCATCTGGCCAGTGGCAGTAGCCACAAACATACCAGGCATTACTACCGCAACCAGCGCATCCTTCAGCCACATCACCGGCGCGGTTACAATCGCAGTAATCAGCCTCCAGAAACGGCGACATGCGGGACGTATTAGTAATCAGCCCTTCATCGGCCACAACGGTATTAAAACGGGTACGCACCTTCTCGGCATCCCGCTGGCTTACCTCTTCAAAATCGACCTGCTTTCCGTCATAGGTTCACCTGATAAGTAATACTGCCAAAGTCATACGTGCCGGCTGTCACCCACAGTCGCTTTGCGCTTTCCTCGCTGATTTCCACAGTCCCCGGCACTATGCGATCGTCACTTTCAACCAGCAGTTCCAGTTGGGTAAAAATATCCGCGCGTAAAGTCGGGCTGCGCTCGGCAATTATTGCGTAGCGAGGCCACTTTCGATAATTGAATGAACAACATCCTGCCCGATACTTTTACGGTTATTACACAGCTCAGGTTCACTACCCGTATTAAGTACGAAGTTACGCCCTTCAATAAGCAGGTCGATATAAAGTAAATCACTCATTAATTAAGCTCCTGCCATTCCATTAGCTGAGCAGTGAAAGTGCCTCTTTGGTGTGGAAATGCACTTCACCAATCTTTTTACTGTTATCTGTTACGGATTTTGAATTTTTGCTGATAGTGCTGCTGATACCGCCCCGATCAATTCCCTTTAATTCGCCGCCAGTTGAAAGAGTATTCGCTGTCAGCGCCGGCTGGCTCTCGTTAGCCATTGAAATACTGACGCCGGGTATCTTGTTGAGTTTTTCAACAATCCAGTTCCAGGACTTCAGAACCCGCCTTTGATGGTCTGCCAGACGTTATCAAACATCGTCACAATACCGCTGGCCATGCCGCCCAACGCCTTTGACGGAGAAAACCCGGAAAGCAACGCAATGAAGCTGTTCCAGCCGGCGATGACGGAATCCCATGCTGAAGTAAACACACCGGCCAGCCACTTAACCACGTCCGCCGCAGCCTTAAAGGCGGCGCTGTCCATCACACAGCGGCTTTGATGGCATCCCAGTGTTTAACCAGCAGGTAACAGCCCACAACCAGCGCGGCAATCGCACCGATGACCAGCAGCACCGGCCAGCTCATCAGGTTGATACTGATGCCTGCCAGTATCGCGGCCATACGTACCGCCAGCAGAGCGCCCCGCAGGGTTTTCAGCACAATGTTCCAGGCTAAAACCGCTTTCTGCGCAAGCCAGACAACCACGGTGTAAGACTTCACAACTGCAACCAGCAAACGCCAGATACCAGTCAGTCCCGTTATGATGAATGCAGAAACACCCATTACGATATTTGCTGTCGCCCCCACGGCGGCAAAGCCCAGCAACGTCATGGATGCATAGCCGATAACGCGCGCGATATTGGGAAACATCTGCATCCAGCGCGCGAAGGTCTGCCCCATATCGGCCAGCCGGTTCAGTACCGGATACAGAACGGGATCAACGTCAGGCCAATCACCGTCTGAATGGCTTTCAGGATTTGCACAAAGCGATCCCACGGCTTCACCATCTTGCTGGCCATCTCCTGCGTACGCTTCAGGCCATCGGCACCGCCCAGCTCGGTGATATTGCGTTGCAGTAAGGCAACGTTGCCATACAGCTGTTTGATCACGGCGGAACTGTCACCAAAGGCGGCATCCAGCTCCGCCTGCGCTTTCAGGTTGCCATCCAGGCTTTTGCCGTACTTGTTCTGGAGCTTCGTCAGCATGTCCGGCATTGACAGCATTTTGCCGTTCACGTCGGTAAACGAAGTCCGAGCTTTTTAGCGCCATCAATCGCTGGTCATAAAGCCCTCGTAGCGCTGCTGGCCTCCGTTCCCAGCGTGTGCGTTGCAGTTGCCCCAGCACCGCCAGTTGTTCGTCCATCCCGACGCCGTATTAGTCCGACGCCTCGCGCACCTTCCATCAGGTCTTTGATGGTTCCCATCTCGGTACCGTTTTTGCGCATGTACACCATCTTTCCCGCCAGTTGTTCGGCAAAGGGGACTTTCCCCAGTCTGGCCGCTTCGGCAGAAAAGTTGCCGTACATCTGCCCAAACTCCGTGGTTTTTTCGGCGGTGGATTTCATGGCAAAAGCCAGCGTATTGGCGACCTTCGTCACTTTCGGTAACTCGGTACTCTCTCAGCAATGGAGGCGTTAATGTCTTCCGTTGACTTCACGAACTCCACCGCGCTGGCGCCGTAGGTCATGCTGAATCGCAGTGCGTCACGCTGCACGGTTTCAGCGATGTATCGTCAATCCCTTTGGCAGCGGCATCATTCAGCGCATCGTACATTTCCAGAGCAGGCGATAACGCGCCTTTGATTGCCATTCCGGTACCTGCCAACGCCAGCACACCGCCGCCAATACGCATAAAGGCCGCTTTTGATTTTTCCGCAAAACCTGTGACGCTGCCCTGTGCCTGTTTTAACGGGCGGGTCAGTTTATCAATCAGGCTTAATGTAAAATCTAATTGTTTCATTCCGTGCCTTTAAAAGCAGTGTTAATTCCGTTAGCCACTGCAACGCGCATATATTCCCAGTGGCGATTATCCAGCCAGACAGCAGCAGAAATATCATCCACGGTATCTTCCCATGCGGGAGATAATGACGACGCAAATATTAAATACTGTTCGAGTCCATTCTCTTCAATAGCCTG